TGTACTGTATTAAGTAAGTCCATAATAAGTCGCTCTCTTATTTAATTAGATTAATAAACTTTTCGATGCGTAAAGCCAGAGTAGGATTGGGTGAAGTAGAACCTATAAACCAGTTATAAACTGTCTGTCTACTTACACCCAATTTGGTAGCCACTGAGGAAACCGGCACATCATGTTGTATGCACAGTTTCCCCAAACGGACACCCAACAGCTTTCGGTCAGCACTTTTATTAAGCCTTATTAACCTTATGCTGTAGCCGTATCCCATCATTCAGCCAACCATTCATCTACGATATCAGCCGCCGCTTTCTTTTCTTTTGGCGCTTCTTCAGTAGCTTTCTTGGATGGGCGAACTTGTGGCTCTTCTATCTCATCATCGTCTGGCTCATCAGAGCGTTCGATTTTAGCCTCTTGTTTAGGTAGTTTCTTAACGCCATCTGCTTGTGCTACGGTAATAGCCGTATACATCTTAGCTTCAGGGGTCATCTGCGCTTGTTTTACTAAGTCATACTCATCATCCGTGAGATGCCGCACAGGAGTAAACACAAGTTCCATAGTGTCAGCATTAGGATCAAACGCTACGTTGGTAACCACATTATCAATACTCTCATGATTGGCGAGTAGATATTTAATATATGACTCGAACGGATGTACGTTACCAACACCTTTGCCAAACAAAGATTTAGCAGGGATATTTAGTTGGTATACCTCACCAGAATCATCACCTTCTAGGATTACAGATATACGACGTTGGAATCTACAAGCTCTACCACCACCTTCACCAGAACCTTTTACGTTTTGTGGGCAAGTTAAACAGTTGGTGCTCTGTTTGTCTGATGAAGCCTCCTCTGGTTTGTCGCCAAGATTTGACCAACAGTTGGGTAGAGTTGCTTCTTTGTTCGGATCAAACTTGCTCTTATAAAAGATACGAGAGACTTTCTCAAGCATGTGTACGAGGATCACATTTATTTCACCACGCACAGCATTGCCAATCTGCTCACCATTTACAACCCGTTTGAATGTACCGTTAGGCTGTACCTGTATACGCCTATTAGTAACAGTTGACTTTTGCATGAGGGATTTAGATAAATCACTAAGTTCCCTCTTCCTAGTGCTGACAACAGCGTTTTTATCTTTGAAGATTGCTACATTTCCCATAAGTTCTCCTTAAGAATTATTTGGTTTTCGTACTGATATGGTGTATTCGCTATTGCTCTGCAAGCCAATAGGTAGTTTGTCTGGGTTGTCACTAAGAAACTGCTTCATATTTCCGGTGTGGATACGAGCTTCCAATAAATGCAAGGCATCGTTTTCCTTTACGAATTTATGTATTTCATCCCAATCACTAGCCCAGAATCTAGTGGTTATTCTGCGGGACACAGTTCCTTCTTTTGTCTTGATGCTATCTAAGTCGTGTTCATTACAAAACTCCAAAAGTTTATCGCTAATGATTTTTTGTTTTTCTTTGAGATCGTTAATCTCACTTTCGTACTGCGCTTTCTTTTCAGCTATTGCGTCACGTATTTTTTTGTACGTAGCAACATACTTCTCTGCATCAAATTTATCATCCATTTGCAGAAGCCCTCTTCCACAGAAGTTCTTGGGTTGGTTGTGCGCCCATACGCCTGAGTTCAAGTTCGGTATAACGTCTTTTATTTTCGCTCATAAACTCCGGCCCAACGTACTCAACCATCCCATTAACACGTGCATAAGTAGGCACAAATAGTACGTACCCCAACTTAAAACATTTAGTCCACTCCTTATCTAAGTAATTTTTAGACTGGAGTATTCCTTTTTCTTCTTGTAGTCGCTTCTCTTCCAAAGTGCGAATAGGCTTTATTGGTCTGCCCATAATGTCCTCCTTGTGTTATAGGAAATTACAAGTATACCAGAACACTTTACAATGTCAAATGTTATTCTGATATTTCTTGTCGGTAAAGATCAATAATCTTTGAGTGTGTTCCTATTTTGTTTCTTAGCATGTGATACAGTCGGTCTTCGACCTCGCTCCCTTTAATATGTACCACCGTCATAGCGTTCTTTTGTCCTGGCCTATCAATACGTGCATTCGCCTGAAGATAAGTTTCTACGCTAGTAACGGGTGCATACCAAATGACTGTATTTGCCGCAGTTAAAGTTAAACCATGTGATGCGGCTTGGGGTTGAATGATAAGAACGTGTGGGTCTGTTTGTGTTTGAAATCTTTTGATTCTGTCTGAGCGTTTGTTTAGTGGCACTGCACCATTGATTACTTCACAAGTTATTTTATTTTTCTCCAACTGATCTTTAAGTAGTTCAATAGTATGAGTAAATGGTACAAACACTAAAACCTTGTGTGATGATTCTTGTATTGCCTCTAGTATTACGTTAATACGGTTAGATACATCAAACTCTACAACTTCTTTAGTGTCCGAATAGACCGCACCACCTGATATCTGGAGTAATTTATTTAAGTTAGTCGCCGCATTGACCGCAGATACTTGTTCACCAGCCGCCTCTATAACCATCTGCTTCTTCAATGCGTTGTAGTATTTGATCTGTTGTGGTGTAAGTGGAGCTTCTCGTTCTACATACGTAACTTCTGGTAGGTCGAGACACTGATCTTTTTCAAACCGAATAGCAGGTTGTAAGACTCTATGTACTGTATCCTTTGCAGTAGCTTTGGGTACCCACTTAAACTGAGATATCTTGTACATAACTTGGTCTCTAAACTGACCAAAGTATTTTGGAGTTTTATCTGGGTTTACTAGCCTAGCAAGACCGAATGCATCAACTGGAGACTGAGCCGCTGGCGTACCAGTAAGCATCCATAACCACTCAGCTTTGTCTGTAATACGTTTTAATATTTTCCAACGGTTAGTCTGTGGATTTTTGTATGCGTTTGCTTCATCAACTACAATGAGATCAAACCCACCTTTCTTTATATCTTCCTCAACTACACCAACACCGTCGAAGTTAATAATCACAAAGTCCGCTTTCGCGGCTATTATTTTCTTTCTGCCTTCTGACGTACCGTGAGCCACACTACAACTACGGTGCATAGCAAATTTAAATAAGTCCTCTTGCCATGCTGACTTCATAATTGATAGGGGGCATATGACTAGCACTCTACGTATTAACCCAAGTTTCATCAGGTAATCAGCCGCCCATATAACAGATGCTGTCTTACCAGTACCTTGCTCGTTAAAACAAAATGCTTTCTTGTTAAGGGTTAGAAAAGATGATGTATCACGCTGGTGGTTGTAAGGCGTAAACTTGCCAGTCCAGTCGTAATCTCTTTTCATCGGGGATGGCACATCCTTTATTCGGAGACTAGCCAACTCTTGGGATTCTTTAAATCCCCATTTAATCGCTACGTTAAAAATATCTCCCTCCTGACTGATTATCTTGCTATTTTCTATTCGCTCTGTTACTAATTCTGGTCTTCTTGTTCTTATTAAAAGTGCTTTATCGTTTATTATTTCCACGACGTTTCCTCTCTCGTGGGCTAGTTTCTGACACTAGACCCTTCTTACTGTTCCTGTCGAAAGAGCGGTTTGCAGATGCTGTGGTAACTCTAGTGCCATCACCGTTTGTTCCACCTTTTGATATAGCTTTGTTGTGTGCTACATCTTTGCCATCGCCCTTACTAACTCTTCCTTTTTTCAAAGCCTTACGCCGAGCCGAGTTACGCATAGCTCGGTTTTTCTTTTGTTCTTCCGTTCCCTGATAGGTGTCGTATTCTTTCCTGTAATCCCTTGCCATAATCCCATCCTTAATTTTTAGGGTTGTGCTCGCATGATATCACAGGGCAAAATTTACACAATGGGCCAGTAACAGCATTCCAAACATCTGACTGCTCTGCTACTTCTAACCTCTCTAGCAGTGGATTAAATGTGGATAAGTACTTGTCCATGTGTTCTCTGTAATGATCCTTCTTTATAACGTCGTTACTAACCAGAAATATCAATGCTGATCTAATCTTATCTACTTGTGGAAAATGTGTGAATATCCCACCAGCTACCAAGTCCAACTGTTTTAAGTCCGCATACTTGGCGTTCTTGCTAGTCTTGTAGTCAACGGAATAAGCTGTATCACCATCTATGATTATCAAGTCAGCTATCCCTCGCCACCACACATCGCCATCAAAAAACCCACAAGGCTCGTATCCATCACCAGTCTTTTTTACACCCATTCTAAATTCTGTGTACTTCTCTCCTTCTTTCCCGCCAAGTCGTTCAACAACTCCACGTATATAAGCAAATTTTTCTGGTACTTCTACACCATTTTTTATGTACTCTTCAGCCGCAGTATGTACCTGTTGCCCGTAAATGGTTGCTTCGCTACCAGTATCTTTAGCATCCTTTAGTACC